ATCGTGCCCGGCTAATAAGTGGTTTGCTTTAGATATGAAGCCTGAAGAAATTGCAGTACTGGATGAGTTCATAAATAGAGTAAACAAGGCCAACAAGATAGAACAACAAGACATCCAGTTGTTGTATCATTGGTATAGCAAGATTACTAAGAAGCACCAACAACCAAGCGGATGTGCATCATGCATACGCGATTTGATTAACGAGTTCAGAAGACAATTAGGAAAAGTAAACCAATGAAGATACAATTAGCCAAAACAAAGATTAGCTTTGATTACGATGGTACGCTATCCACTACCAAAGGCAAAGAACTTGCAGCGGAAAAGATAGCTACCGGGCATGATGTGTGGATAATCACAGCACGAATGAAGGAAGATAACAACAATGCTGTATACACAACTGCAGAAAGGTTAGGCATTCCACGCTCACGAATTAAGTTTACCAACGGACAGGATAAATGGAAGTGGATGCAACGCTATGATATAGACATTCACTACGACAATAACATAGATCAGGTTAACTTAATCAATGAGCGAACCTTAACACGTGCAATTTTATTTACTTAAAACTTAATACCATGCCATTACCAGTACCAACATCAGAAGAAAGTAAGAACGAATTCGTAGCACGTTGCATGAGCGATAACAAGATGCAAGGTGAATACCCGGATGCACAGCAAAGGATAGCTGTATGCATCGCGCAGTATGATGCTAAATAACAATATCTTATCGTTACTTATTGAAGTTTATGGAAAAGACACGCAATGACAAAGGCCACCTGCTACCCGGTCATGGTGGATTAAAACCGAAAGGTGCAGTTAGTGAAAAGACAAAGATGTGGAATGAGTTAGGCGAATGGTTTGTATCGCAAGGTGCAGCCAAGTGTATGCGCATAATGAATGAGATGGAGGATGAAGAATACATTAAGCACTACACTGCACTACTTGAATACTTCAAACCTAAACAGGCGCGAATAACACACAGCGGTGATGAAAAAGCACCGGTTATTATTCAGGTGCATTCAGACTTGTAACAAAAACGAATCAAAAACTACAATACTACACGGATGAAAATCAATGTTAAGATAGCAGCCAATGCGCAAGGTGTAACACTTGGCAAGTACATCGACTATCAAAACGCAGTCGATAAGGTTGAACAGGTGCGCATCATCACTGGCAAAACAACAGAGAGCATTCGCCTACTTCAGTCGCAAGTGATTGATGAAATCATTATGCGGTTTGAAGCAGCAATTAAGATAGGCAGTACCAACTTTGAACGTAAGGTTGATTGCGGTCTGTATCATCTTGGCTTCATACCCAATCTTCAGGAAATGACCTTTGGTGAATACATCGACTTGGATAGTGCCTGTACTGATCTGTACAAAGATGAAAAGATAAATGGTGAAGCTGCGTTAAAGATGATGTGCATCCTTTACAGACCAATTAAAGCATCCTTTGGTAAGTACTACGATATTGATAAGTACAACCCAAACGAAATACGCAAGTACATTGACTATGTTAAGCAGTTAACTTTAGATCATGTACTCAATGTGCTGCTTTTTTTTTCGAATTTAGAAATAGAACTATACAACAGTTCCCTCGAATATTTGGCAAAGGAGATAACAGAGATAGTGAAGGAGATGAAACCGCAACAACCCCTGACGGATTAAGTGTTTACGGATGGTTCCACATCATCGAATCACTTGCTGACAGGGACATAACGAAGTTTGATGCGGTTACAGAGCGCAATGTTTTAGAAGTATTCACGCACCTTACGTACTTAGCAGATTACGTGTATGTGCAGAAAGTAGAAATGAGAAAACAAAGAAGATAATGAGTAGCTACAATTACAGTTACAACGTACTTATCAATAGACTTGAAGCATTTGCTGCAGGTCACTTTCTGATTAAGCGTTTTACACATGGGCAGATTGACCTTGCAGATCAGTTGCAAGATGATGAATACCCATTCATGCACGTAGTGCCGGAACAGATACGACCTGTGGATGGTGGTATGCAGTTCGATTTTCTCATCATGTTTGCAGACATCCCACGCGATAAAGAATACAAGGCAGAATATCAGCGTGAAGTAATAAGCGATTGTGTGCGGTTAGGGCAGGACTTGATAGCTGAAGTAAAGAATGGTTTGCAATTGTTTGGATTCGATGTGCAGTTGGTAAACACACCTACGTTTGAGCCATTCATGGAAGAGCAGAAGAACACAGTAACAGGTGTTTCTTTCACGCTATCACTTGAAGTGCCGTGGGACTGGAGTGCTTGTGATATACCTGCGATATGGTCAACAGGTGGAAGCAGTACAGGTGGAAGTGGTACAGGTTATGGCATCACACTTCAGGTTAATGGAGTGAATAATGCTGTGCAAAGTTTGCTCAACTTAGTTGCAGGTAGCAACATAACCATTACAGACAATGGAGATGGATCGGTAACATTTGATTCAACAGGTGGAGGTGGAACAGGCGCACCATACGTATCAACAGAGTGGAATGCAAACCACGCTACTGCATTCAATAATGAATACAAGGTTGGCGATAGGGTATGGTACAATGGTAGTGTTTATGCGTGTATAGCTAACAACGATGGCATCAATCCATCTAACCCTGCTTACTGGAGTTTACAAAGTGTAGGTTATCGATTACGTCAAACACCTGTGGACTGGAATGCAGATGAAGGCGATTTTCAAATCTTGAATAAGCCAACACTTGCAACGGTTGCTACTACAGGTGATTACAATGATTTGATAAATACACCTGCGCCACCTACACCACAGGGTTTGCAAGATGTGATTATTGAAGATAATGTAATGACTCAATCAAACACTGTTGATTGTGATGCTTTTGGTTTTGAGTTTGATGATACCACAAATTTCGTAGTTAATTCAACGAGTAAAATAAATTTGAATGTGAATACCAATGTAGAAATTGGTATAGATTCAACTGGTGTTTCAATGATTTCGAATGTAACCGATTCAAATGAAGTTATTGTAGACACGAATGGTGTAACATTGAATTCCGATAATGTAACGAATGGAACTGGCATTGGTTTAAGTCCAAGTGAAATGCGTTTGCGCACTCCAAATGTGGATAATGCTACTGCAACAGTTGGACAGGTATTAACTTTAGCAAATGCATCAACAGGTGCGGTAGAATTTACAACTAATGGCGCAGGTACAGTTACATCAGTTGGTTTATCAATGCCTTCTGCATTTAGTGTAACAGGTTCACCAGTTACATGCGCAGGTACAAGTTCGCAGTACATTGATGGTACAGGTGCGCTTCAAACTTTACCTACAGGACTTCCGCCAACTGGAACTGCAGGAGGTGATTTAGCAGGTACATATCCAAACCCAACAGTTGATGGTATTCATGGAATTGATATGCAGTCGGGAACTCCTAATACTAATGATGTTTGGGTATATGGTGGCTCACCTGCTAAGTGGCAACATCAGCACGTTAACGCGGGAATAGTTGACAATGATAGTGCGGTTACTGGCACTACAGTGAAGGATGCGCTAAATCACTTGAATACTACAAAGGTTGAAACTACCCGTACCATATCCACTACTTCACCACTTTCAGGTGGAGGTGATTTGTCAGCGAATCGCACACTATCTATTGCAGATGCTGTAGCGGATGGATCAACAAAAGGAGCTGCTGCCTTTACTGCATCTGATTTCAATAGTGCAAGTGGCGTAATATCACTTGACTATACGAATGGTCAGAAAGCAAGTGCATTACAGCCGGGCTTTCTAAGTGCTGCAGATTGGTCTACATTCAATGGCAAAGTAGGAACATTCACAATGCGTATGGCTATTGCCAACGTAGCACCTGCAGATGCGCAGGTATATTACATAGCTGACCCAACATTAACACTTAATACAAGTGCTACCCTATATCGCAATGTATTTCCTTTTGCGTGTAAGTTAGTAGGTGCATCTATTACAGCGATTAACGTAACTGCTACTGCATCTAACGAAGCTTCTACGTTAGCATTTAGATTAAACAATACTACTGATACTGTGCTATCAAATGCGGTTGTATTCAATGGTGCTCCATTAGTAGTTAACACATATTCGATAACAGGTTTAAGTGTAAATATTGCAGCAGGTGATACTGCCAATATAAAGTGGACCTGCCCAACATGGGCAACCAATCCAAGTGCTGCATCAATATCAGTAATACTTTATTTTGAACGTAGCTAATATGAGAAAAGAATACCAATATAAACTGCAAGGTGATGGTTCGGATTCATGGATAGTGAGTGAGTTCAATGAGAATGATGAACTTGTAACACGCTACATGGTATATGAAGACCCAAATGTAGGACCAGCTTTAAAAGCTGTGCTATCTGCATCACCTGCTGAACTTGCCGAAATCAAAAAGCTACTTGGCATCTAATGGCAAAGGATGAATTCGAAATAGTGCTGAATGAATACGCTGCTGCTGTAGTAGAAAGAGCAAAGTCAAACCTGCGCATAAGTAGGCAGATACGTGGTAAGAAAGTGAATCGTGTTGCCTCTGGTAACTTGCTTACTTCATTAACTTACAAGGCGCGTGTTAGATATAATAAGCCAACAGTTGACTTTACGGTAAAAGGCACAGCAGGTAAGTATGCAGATGTGATTGAGTTCGGTAGAAGACCAGGTGCAAAGATGCCACCTGTAAAGTCTATCATAGACTGGATAAAAATTAAGCCTTTGAAGCTACGCAATAGGCAAGGTCAGTTTATCAAATCAACTGAATCTGCAATTAAGAGTGCAGCATATGCCATTGCAAAAAGCATAGGTGAAAAAGGTATACAAGGCATTAACTACTACACGGAAGCAATCGAAGATACATGGCCTGAATACGCGGATAGATTGATTGAAGGCTATGTGAAAGGAGTTGAAAATAGATTACTGCTAAACAAACGATAAATGATAACTATACAAGACCAACCATATGCATGGGCATTGCGTGGGCAGAAGCTAATGGTCATTGCTTCCAGTGATGAAACAGCGCAGAATGGATTTCGCTACGGAATTGAAGTAGATATTGATGGTAAGGTGTACAACTTTTACGTACCTGCTGCACCGGATAACAATCTGTACTTTGACCTTGCACCACTCTTAGATGATATGCGCAACTATGAACCGTTGGATTATCACTTTAGTACTGATGCCACGCAAGATGATCTAAGCAAAAGGCAGGTTAACGTAACACTCACAGAGTGGTGGATAGTTGCAGGTGTGCTTACTGAAGCAGAAGGCAGTGCAGTAGTGTTAGATGAAAAGTTAGCAGTGAATGGATACTTTCAAGTGATTGATGGATACAAACCAAATGTACAGACAGGTGTACAGAAAGTGAAGCAATCGCTAACAAGTACTACCAGTTATGCAATGAGTGATCGTAAAACAGATACTCATGTATTTCGTTTAGCGCAAACATGGGGATTTGGTGCAGTGCCTAACACTACGAGTACATGGATACCTGCGTATGAAAGTGATTATGGACTGCTATGCATACCGGGCAATGCAGGTTATTTGAGTAACAACGATGCACTGAATATACAAATCAATATTTTTTCAAGTACAGGCGCACCATCATCACAAACAATTGCATTGAATGGCTATGATATTGAAGCTTTGCCAGTGTACCCTGCTAACCTAAACGACTGGACAGGACTAACGGTTAAACCTTCACTCTTTCCCGGTTGGCGGTTATATCAAGTTGTAATCAA